AATTGGGCTTAAGCCATAGTGTGATCCTGGCATTCTAAATAGTGGAATGTGTAGAACTTCGTTGCTTGTTAAAATTTGATCGTAGATGCCATTTTCTATATCTTTAATTCTATAGACAAGTGGCTCACCTGGGACAGGTCTTTCAATTCTTACTTCATTTGGGTTTAGTACATATAGTTCTGTTACTTCGTTGTTATCATCTCGTACCGTCAAAATAAATGCATTACCATGTAGATGCATTGAAGTAATTACTTGTTCAATAAATTCTAGTCTTGTTGATTCTGGGTTTGGCTTATTAATCCATGCTGGTTGTTCTGTATATACTGATGCATATGAAAGACGATTTCTTCCTCTGCGTACATATGCACCCATTGGTAATGAAGAAATGGTATCTCCAAGAAGTCTTACGCAAGAGTAAACTGTAGATGTGCGAATAGCAGACTCTGTATCAACATATGTACCAGTGTTAGCAACGCCAAACAAAGGGCGAGGTGGAATCAATGGAAGTATATATTGACTGTTCATATCTCTGGCCTCTTCAGATGCCCTCAATCTTTTAGAAAGACTCATAATTTACCTTTTCTCCTAATTATTATTATTCTGGAAGAATATTAAGTATTGCTCTTGCTTTAGCACATTCTACAGTTTCAGTCTTAAGTAAGTTACTTACTTGTTCAAACTGTTGTAGAACTGCAAAGCGCTCTAGTCTATCCATTGGACATTGACGAGCACCTTCTTGACCTGGAACATCCTTTAGATGTACTAGATCTGCATCCCAATTACCATCAAGTGTAACAAGTAGTGCTGTATAAGCATTAATATTTGCTTGATAAGCATCTACTTCTCTTTGGCGCAGTTGTCTTGCTGTTAGTTGTACTTCTTCTGTCATTTTATTCTCCTTTTTATATTTTAAAGAAACGCTACTGTAAGAACTTCACTTGGAGGTAGCGTTGCTGGATTTGAAAACTTACTACCAAAACCTGTTCCTGAAGTCCAAGGATATGCTGTTATAAATGGTGAGTCAAAGGAACCAACAGCAATAGCATTACTTGTTGCGTTAAAAGCAACACCCTGTGCACGAAAACCTAGAGGTAATGTTCCTGGGTCTGCATACTTAGTACCAAAACCTGATCCTGAAAATGGATAAGCCATAACTTTAGGTGAGGCACCTATTGCAAGTGCTACATCAGCACCAGAAGGACTAAAATCACATCCATAACCATTACCACCTGGTATCGTTCCTGGGTTTGCATATTTAGTACCAAAACCTGGACTCCAAGGATAAGCACTCATGTTAGGAGTAGTTCCTCCTGTATTTGCAATAATAATATCAGTATTTCCACGAAAAGCAATATCTCTTCCTCCACCTGTAGGTAAAGTTGCTGGATCTGCGTACTTAGTTCCAAACCCTGATGACCAAGGATATGCTTGGATGCGAGGTGATACGGAACTAGCAAAACCAATACTTGCACCATTTGCTGACCATTCTACCCCTTTACCACTTCCTTCAATTCTTGTTGCTGGTTGTGCATATTTACTTCCAAAACCTGATGACCAAGCCCAAGCAGCGTTTCCATTTGAATCATTATATCCAGCACCAATAGCATTTCCATCAGGATTCCAAGCAACACCATATCCAAAGCCTCCAATACCACTTCCTGGATCTGCATACTTACTGCCAAACCCTGTAGATTCTGAAAATGCGAAAGCCCTAATAAATGCAGTATCACGGCCAATTGTGGCAATAGCATCTCTTTGTGCTCTCCAAGCAACTCCATAAGCAGTATTTGGAATGCTATATGCTGGATTAGAAAGTTTTGTTCCAAACCCTGATGATGACCATGGATATACTTGAACACGAGGAGCATTTACAGTAGAAACTGCAATAAATTGCGCTGCTGCTGGTACTCTAAAACTTGAGGCTACACTACCAAGGATAAGCATTAGGCAATATCTCCTACAACAGTCCAAGTATTTGCTGCAGTCTTAATACAAGATGCTAGTGAATATTGTGCTCTTAATTTAGGAGAAGCAGCAGTTGCACCAACTGAAGTTATTGTTGTTGTTCCTGGGGTTACTGCTACTATAGTTGTTTGTCCCGCTCCAATTTGCTGAACATTTATAATTGTTCCTGTTGCAAAAGCAACATTTGCATCTGTTGGTATTTGAAAATTGTTAGCAGAAGCATTTGACATTGTTACTAATTTACCAGCATCAGTTAATACTGCAGTATATGTTGCAGTTTGTGCATTAAGTGTGACTTGTGCACCAGCACCTGTTGCTCCTGTAGGGCCTGTGGCCCCTGTAACACCTGTAGGTCCAGTTGGACCTGTAGCACCTGTGGTGCCTACTCCTGTAGGACCTGTAGCACCTGTGGTGCCTACTCCTGTAGGACCTGTAGCACCTGTGGTGCCTACTCCTGTAGGTCCTGTAGCACCTGTGGTGCCTACTCCAGTAGGTCCTGTAGCACCAGTTACTCCTGTTGGGCCTGTGGCCCCTGTAGGTCCTATAAGATTTACTCCAGCAGGCCATGTACCTCCTGCTTTAGGTCCAAAGATTTGATTGCTAGTAGTGTTAATGTAGAAGTCGCCATTAACGCCTTGTGTTGTTGGATCAACGCTTCCGTTAAGAACACTAAAACCAGCAACTCCAGTAACTCCAGTAGGTCCAGTAGGTCCTGTGGCTCCTGTTGTACCAATACCAGTTGGGCCTGTGGCCCCTGTTGGTCCTGTAACACCTGCATCTCCAGTAACTCCTGTTGGTCCTGTAGGACCAGTATTACCAGTAGGTCCAGTTACACCTGTAGGTCCCGTAGGTCCAACAATGTTAACTCCAGAAGGCCACGATCCTGCAGCCTTTGGACCAAAGATTTGATTAGTTACAGTATTTATATAAAAGTCACCATTGACACCTTCAGTTGTTGGGTCAATGATTCCATTAAGAACGCTAAACCCAGCAGTACCTGTAACACCTGTAGGTCCTGTAGGACCTGTGTTTCCTGTTACTCCTGTTGGTCCTGTAGGACCAGTATCACCTGTGATTCCTGTAACACCTGTAGGTCCAATATCTCCTGTGACTCCTGTTGGTCCTGTAGGACCAGTGTCACCAGTAACTCCTACATTTCCAGTTACACCAGTAGGTCCTGTAGGACCTGTATTACCTGTAACACCTGTTGGGCCTGTAGGCCCAGTATTACCAGTTACACCAGTGGAACCTGTAGGTCCTATGTCACCTTCTAATGCAATGACTGTCCAATATGGTGATACTAATGAAGGAGTATCTCCAACATTTCCACCATGTGCATCAGTACGATACCAAGTTGATCCATCATAAGTTGCTATGTCTCCAATGGCATATGATGCCCCACCACTGTAAGCCCCTGTAAAATTCCATAAAGCAGGTGTTCCGCTTGGTCCAGTTAAACCTGTAGGACCAGTGCTTCCTGTAGGACCTGTAGGACCTGTGACACCAGTAGGCCCTGTAGGGCCTGTATCACCAGTAAATCCTGTTGGTCCTGGTGGTCCAGTTAAACCTTGATCACCTGTAGGGCCCGTTGGGCCTGTAGGTCCTGTATCACCAGTTACACCAGTAGGTCCTGTAGGACCAGTATCTCCAGTTACTCCTGTAGGACCAATATCTCCAGTTACACCAGTTGCTCCTGTGTCTCCAGTGACCCCTGTAGGACCTGTTGGTCCAGTGTCTCCTGTTACACCTGTAGGCCCTGTAGGGCCAATATCTCCAGTTACACCAGTAGGACCAGTATCACCTGTAACTCCTGTTGGGCCTGTAGGCCCTGTGTCACCAGTAACTCCTGTGGCTCCAGTGTCTCCTGTTACACCTGTTGGGCCCGTTGGGCCTGTATCTCCTGTTACACCTGTGGGTCCTGTAGGACCAATATCGCCTGTAACTCCAGTAGGCCCAGTATCGCCAGTTACGCCAGTAGGACCTGTAGGTCCAGTATCGCCTGTAACTCCTGTTGGTCCTGTATCTCCTGTGACTCCTGTTGGTCCTGTGGGACCAGTGTCACCAGTAACTCCTGTTGGTCCTGTAGGACCAGTATCACCAGTAACACCTGTGGGTCCTGTAGGACCTGTGTCTCCTGTGACTCCAGTATCTCCAGTGACTCCTGTTGAGCCTGTTGGACCTGTAGGTCCAGTATCGCCTGTAACTCCTGTTGGACCTGTAGGTCCTATGTCACCTGTGACACCTGCATCACCTGTAACGCCTGTTGGTCCTGTAGGACCTGTGTCGCCAGTGACACCTGTTGGACCAGTTGGTCCAGTATCTCCTGTTACACCTATATCTCCTGTTGGACCCGTAGGTCCTGTAATACCTGTAACACCTGTAGGACCTGTTGGTCCAGTATTACCTGTTGGGCCTGTAGGGCCTGTATCTCCAGTTGCACCTATATCACCAGTTACTCCTGTGACACCAGTTGGGCCTGTAACGCCAGTGGCCCCTGTTGGACCAGTAGCGCCTGTAGCACCAGCAATACCAACTGAACCTGCAAGATTTACTTGCCAAGATGCATATGTACCACTACCAACAAAGGTAGATACTGTAAATGTTAAAACACCTGTTCCTGAATTGTAATTTGTTACATCTCCAGTCATAGAATTATTTATATCAAATGCAACTATAACTGTTTGTCCAATTGTATAGTCTACATTTATATCTGCCAGAGTAAATGATTTAGTACCGCTTCCAATTGCTACTGAACTTGTAGATGTTGTAGCATATCTATCTCCGTCTGCTCCTGAAGTTCCTGTTGCTCCTGTAGGTCCCGTCGCACCTGTGGCACCTGACGCTCCTGTTGGGCCCGTTGGGCCTGTATCTCCTGTGACTCCTGTAGAACCTGTATCACCAGTTACACCAGTTGGGCCCGTTGGGCCTGTATCTCCTGTAATACCAGTGGGACCAATGTCTCCTGTTGGGCCTGTAGGCCCTGTGTCTCCAGTGACTCCTGTTGGGCCCGTTGGGCCTGTATCACCAGTAACACCTGTATCACCAGTAACACCTGTAGGCCCTGTAGGGCCTGTGTCTCCAGTAACTCCTGTTGGGCCCGTTGGGCCAATATCTCCTGTAACTCCAGTGTCTCCTGTTGGGCCTGTAGGCCCTGTGACACCTATATCACCTGTTGGGCCCGTTGGGCCTGTATCTCCTGTTACACCTGTGTCTCCTGTAACTCCAGTAGAACCTACATCTCCAGTAACACCTGTTGGGCCCGTTGGGCCTGTATCTCCTGTTGCGCCAGTTGCGCCTGTTGCTCCAGCACCTGAAGCACCTGAAGGTCCTGTAGGACCTGTGGCACCTGTGGCACCTGTAACGCCTGTGGCACCTGCACCTGCAGGGCCAGATGGTCCTGACGGACCACTTGCACCTTGAACACCTTGGGGACCAGGAGAAGTTATTACTATCTCATTAGGTGGTTGTACTGGGGTCATTTCTTCTCCTTAATATTTTGATAAACTATCCATTGTATCATACTTGTCACACTGTTACCTGTGGAGATACTGTAATGGTTCCTTGAATAATACGATCTATAACCCCTGCATTATCAAGTTCTAAATCATAGACATAAAATCCAGAACCTAGTAATGCTGTTTGTTCATCAGTAATTGTAACTGCAATGTTTGCTGTTAACGGTGTTATTACTATTCCGTTGCTTGGAGAACTCAAAGTTAAATCTTTAACGGCTGTAAAACTACGAGCAACTTGCATTCTGGCAGTCATGCCAGTTAAATTAATTGGAGTTCCATCAGGATTGTTATAGACTAGGTTTATATAAAACACTGATCCTTGGTCCAAGGTAAAATTATAAACACCTGCAGTTGACATATTATTCCTTCTCCGTTACCCAAATTAAAAATGCCCCTACAACAATGAATGAAAGCGCAGGTAGAACTAAGAATAGTCCATATCCTACAAGACCTAATCCAACAACTTCTGTTACTATGGTCATATCTACTTTAGGTTTTTTCATTTTTCTCCTTTATATTGAATAGAATCTTGCTACAGGCTTTTTAGGTTTTGGTGCCATTGCACGATCAAAAGAAAATATAGAAGCAACTGCTGCGTCAATCTTCTTCTTATTTGTGCTCTTTGAAACCATAATACCCCTACTTGAAGTCTTAGTTACACAGTTTGCTATATGTCTATTCAGTACTTCATCTCCATCATGAGTAAAGGACTGATTAACTACCGCCTCATAAAAGCGTTGAGTTGCTGGAACCATACGCTCTGCTGTATTAGGATAACTAATAATAGGTAGCCCCTGTTCTTCTAAAATCATCATTGTGCGTTGCCATCTAGATGGGTCAAACACAACTTCTAAAACATTTACTCCCATATCTCTACAGGCATCAATAATTGTTTGTTCTACTTCTGCAACATTTACATGCCACATAGGGTCTGGATCTACATCTGGTAGTTCCCAAACTCCTAAAACTCTTACATGTGGTTTCTCATCTCCTAAGAACCATCCTACAATTGCTGTAGTATCTCCAGAAAAAGAACCATCAAAACCTATGATACAGTCTTCTCCAGGGATAATCTTTCTATTCTTTAAAATCAAACTATCCCATAAATCAGAAGGTATCCAAGATTCAGTATTACTTGTCCAGAGATTAAGTCTCTTTGTCATAAACTCATTTTGTGGAGTTAGCAAAGATGCAGACTTCATATCTTCTATACTTAGAATATCATTTAATGATGGGTTTGCCATAATCCAATTCAATTCATCTTTGTAATTTAGTTTTTCATCACCCTGATACCAGGCAAAAAAGAAAGAAGGATCTTCAACTTCGCCTTTTGCTATCTGAATACCTCTTTGATACATAGTGTAGCACAAAGATTCTTTACCTGTAGAGTCATATTTAGAGCCTGCTGTGGTAATACCTACCAACATTGGCTCAGTTCTAGCACCCATAGATAAGGATAATACATCATATAACTCTCTATTTGGCTGTGCATGGACTTCATCTATGACAATAAATGTAGAGTTTAAACCTTCTTTTGTGTAAGATTCAGATGATAGTGCTCTATATACAGATCCTGTTATAGGGTTATATATGGAGTTTTGATAGACTTGAAGCATATTACTTAGTTCTGGTTCTAGTTCAATCATCTTCTTTACTGTTTTAAAAATGATTCTGGCCTGTTCTTTGTCCGCCGCAGCAGAGTATATCTGTCCGCCATTTACGCCTAATACAATTTGTTCCAAAACGAGTGAGGCGATGAGTGCGGACTTACCATTCTTGCGAGGAACGCCAATAAGTGCTCTTCTGTGCTTTAGCAATCCACTATCTTTTTCAGCATATAGGCTGATGAGCAATTGTTTTTGCCAGTCTCTTAAAATAAACTTTTCTCCAGTATTACCAGCAACAGAATCTTCAGTTAGATGACATAGAGTTTCTATAAAATCTATAACATCATAGCCACGGCTATTTGCTAATTCAATATCTGTTACAGGTGATAGGTATGTTGGTGGCCAGTTCTTGGTTAACATAATTAACCTCTATACTGTAGTGAAAATCTGCTCTTGTCAAAGTCAATATCAATTATTTCAACTTCTATTTCCTGATGCATTGTAAATAATTCAGGTGTACTTTCGCCCATCTTGGTTTTATGTACAAGACCTGCAAGCATTCCAATTTCAACAAACATTCCGTATTCAGTTATTCCTGAAACCTTACCTTGATGAACTTGTCCTACTTCTAGTTTAGAAAACTCTATTTGCTTATCTTCTTTAATAATTTGCTCAACAAGTGAACGGCGATTAAGAACGATATTCTGTTTCTCTTTATCAATTGAGTGAATCAGAAACTCTGCTTCATGTCCTAGATATGCTGTAAAGTCTGTAACTCTTTCTACATCTACTAGTGAACCAGGCAAAAATGCCTTAACTCCAATATCTACAATTAGACCACCCTTGACAATTTTGACTACCTTACCAACAATTGGATCAGATGTTTCATATTTAAATTGAAGAGCATTCCAAAGGGCTTCTACTTCATTGTCCTTTAGAGAAATAATATATTGTCCTTCTTCGTTTTTGCTTAAAACTATTCCTTCTACTATCTGGCCTACTTCAATGCTAGTGCTTAATTCCTTATTTGGAATAAAGGCTTCTAACTTATCGCCAATATCTACTAAAGCACCTTCACGACTAATTTGAACTACTGTGCCAGAGATAGGCTGCTTGTTAGTCCATGTCTTCATTGATGCATCTATAGCAGCCATAAAATCTGCTGCTGTTCCTATATCGTTAATTGCTATTTGTTTCATTATTTGTTGTTTCCCCGTTTTCATAGATTACCGTTTCAGGCTCTACTAGTATATCATATTCTTCTACTAATATAACTTCTTCTGCCTTGGCACGGTTTTGCCTTCTTTCTAAAAGTCTGTCTATTGATGTTGCTGCTCTAACCTCTGCTACTCCAAGACGAGATCTTGATACAGGGTCAAACCCTAAAGATGTTAAAGAATCTGTATAGGCTTTGTTAATTGATACAAAAGCCCTACCATCATTGGCCTCAAGTGTACTCATATACTTTTTTCTTGCAGCCTCACTTGCATCAGCCAGGAAAGCAGCATTCTTAATAGCCTCAAGATCACTATCTGGACTAAGCCATGTAATGGCTATGCCCCAGGCACGATCCCATAAATTGATACCCTGCAAACCTAGGCCTTCTGGTGCTGGTGGAATCTCTTTAGCCATTGGCAAATGCGTAACATTGTCTAAATCTGGCAGTGCTCTTTGACCTGGATTGCCTAGCAATCGCTTTAGTTCTACTGGTTTTGGCGGTCTGCCTACAATTGACATTTTATTTTATTTCTCCAATTAGTTTTAGTTTTCTGCGTAAATACTGCCATTTGTCCCAATTGGGTAGTTTCGCAGGAATACACGAAACAGGGCAAGCGGGTT